TCTGACGCCACCAGGTGCTCACTGGGTCGCGGGATCGGCCGCAGACTGTCGGAAGTGCTCAAGCCGCGCGCTCCTCAATGTCCATGGCGGCCCCGAAGAAGGCGATCTCGACGGGGTCGGAGATCGTCATTTCCCAGATCCGACCGTTGCGACCAGTCAAGCCGGCGTTGTTGATGTCGATCGGCACAACTTCCCCCTGGGTGCCGAGCCGCCGAGTTACCGGATTGCCCCAGTTCCGCCCGCCATCGTTGGACCAGCGGATGCGCACGACAGGCTGTGTCTCGATCGGGGAGATACCGGCATCGAGGCCGACGCCCGTCTCGAAATCGAAGCTGGCCTTGTGGATCACGGCTCGGCCGGGAAAGCGGTGCGCCTGGTTGGAACGCAACGTCCAGACCAGCGGGGCCTCATCGTCCAGCTTGGTGGCGGAGCCAAACTCATAGGCGTTGCCGCTCTGAAGATCGAAGGTGAACCAGCGGCCCCAAGCGTTGACACCGTACCGGCAGCGCCAATCATCGAAGCTGTAAGTCTGCCGCTCGTGCCAGTTGCCGGTGGACACGTCATAGACCCACGTCCAGCCGGGACCACTGAGCACCCAATAGGCATGGCCCGCGGCCTGATACACCCACGCGATGAGATCGGCCGGGTTGGCGACGGCCTCGATCAGGCGGTTGAGGTCAGGTCCGGAAACCGGGACTGGGTTGTAGCCCTGCAGCTTCCGCACCGTGTTGTCATTGGCGACAAACAGCACCGTGTCGGCAAAGCCAGGTTCGAACCCGGCGACGGCATATGGTCCCTTTAGGCCCACGGGCACGACCACGCCGCGATTGAAGGCGAAGGCGGTCGGATTGCCGGCGTTGGCATAGAACTCGAGCGAAGCCGTTCCCATCAGGATCAGGTCACTGCCGGCAGCGATGGCGCGGTAGAGGCCGTCTGGGTCCGACTCGGCGGCGGTGCGGTCTACCGATGAGAACGTCGTATCGTTGATACCCGACTGGTAGGCCAGACCGCTTTCCGACGTGACAATGAAGTAGCCGTCGATGAAGCAAATCGAGTTCACAGCCGGCAGGTCGCCGTCGCTGAAAACCGCGACGGAGGCACCAGAAATGTTGATGGATGACATGCCGCCCGAATGGACGATCAGCACGTCGGGAACAGGCGCTTTCATATTGCGCGCCATCGTTACCGGCCCGCTGCCGCCAACGGTGCCGGTTAGTTCGGTGACCACATAGGCGCTGGTGATCGAATAGGCCTTGTTGCCCGAAACCACGTACATCACGCTGCCGACCATGATCGCGCCGCGGATCGCGGTCTGCGTGGTGGTGAAGCGCCGGATAAGGCCGGCGACGCGGCGCCACACGATCTCGCTGCGGGATCCCTGCGCCGCCTTCTCGGCAAAGGCATTGATCAGCCGGCCGCCGGTTTCGGTCGGGTTGACGCCTGGCGCTGTGCTGGTGGGCCAGTTGATCGGCGGCATCAGAAATACTCGATCTCTTGGGTACGGCCGGAAAGGATGGTGGGTTTCAGCCCGCGCAACCGCTGCTCCGCCATCAGCCGCTTCTGCTCGTCGGGCTGCGCCCCGAAGGCTCGAGCTCGGGCGTTCGCCAGCAGCACGGCCAGATGGTCGAAGGCGTCATCGTCGTACTGGTCGGGGTCACCCCACACCCAGATATCCCTGGTGGCGAGGTCGCTCATGACAGGCTCAACAGCCTTGTCGATCTCGTCGAAGTCCTCGGCTTCGGCCGTTTGGCCGGAACCAACAACCCCGAGCTCTTTCAGGGCGCGGTTGACGAGTTCGTTTCTGGTCTTGGTCATGAGCGACCTCCCGGATTAGGCGACGTAGGCTTCTTTGTCTTCGTCGCTGAGGTCGTTGAAGGCCTTGGCATCGTCCTTCGTCAGGCCGTCCTTGACCTTCTGATCCTTGTCGCCGCGGACGATGATGAACCGCCCGCCGCCGTTGTGGATGGCGCGCAGGCCGACTTCAGGGGCGTCCTTCGGGTCGAAATCGACGACATCGACGCCCGCGCTGGGGCCGGGAGCGAAGCCCTCGACCTTGAAGTGCGGATTGTTCGACAGCTTGCGCAGCAGGGCGTCGTGCCGACCGGCGTCAACGTCCTGCTCCTGGTCATCGAAGAAGCGGATGCCGCCAATGGTGACAACCGCCTCATCGCCCTCGGGCGCGTGATAGGTGACCTTCGCCATGTCGCGCCCCTTACTTCATGTAGCCGAAGAAGCGCGGCTGGATGGTGCCGGCAACCGCCGTGGCAGCGGCTGCGGCGGTCTTCCAGACGATCTCGGTATCGGCGGTGAACTCGTAGTTCAGCCCGGTCGCCGCGAGGGTCGTGTTCGTGCCGCCGGCCTGGCCCGTGGTGGCGCCGGTGGCGATGAAGCGATCATCGTCGGCGGCGTCGCCAATGGCGAAGGTGAGGAGCGGAGAGCCGTTGCTGTCGAGGTCGGGCACGACCACGGACAACCCGGTGAGCACGAACCCGCGCGGCACCACGAACAGGCCCACAGTCTTGTTGAGGGCGAGGTCAGCGGCCAACAGCGCCACATCGGCGCCGAGGCACTTCATCGTGCGGGCGAAGCCCTGATTGCCAACCTGCGGCTGGCCATAAGCATTGCGATCAGCCATTTGCCGATCTCCTTGATTTCGATGAGGGGGAAGGAAGGCGGGGACCGAAGCCCCCGCCGTGCGCCTTACTGGTTGGCGACGCCCGATACGAAACCGGTCACCATGCCCCAGTCGACCAGCGAGCCGATGGTGGCCGATGCGCCGGCCGCCAGCGGAGCCTTTGCGATCTTGCCGACGCCGTACTGGGCCTCGATGCCCATGCCGGTGACGAAGTCGTAATCGCCATCCTCGAGGGTCGTCGGGCGCGGCATCTGCCCGAGGGCATAAGCAAGAGCGCCCTGGCCGCAGAGGAACACCGGCTCGACATCGATCCCCGCGGCGCCGGCGCCCTTCAGCAGCAGGCGCTGGGTGATCTCGGGGATCTCGAGGTAGATGACGCCGTCGTAGACCAGAGCGCCGCCCGTGAAGATCGGGTTGGTCTTCGTCGGATCCCCGCCTTCGCGGTTGCGGGCATCGCGGTTGGCCTGAGACATGACCGGGTCAACCTTGAGGTCGCGGAAGCCGCGCGCGCCGACGAAACAGACATACCACTCCTGGTCGCTGTCCGCTTGCATGTACGGGGTGATCTTCGGCCGGCCGTTGTAAACGCCCGGGTTGTTGGGATCGACGCCGGTCTGCTTCGCCTGGTCCTTCAGAAGGCTGCCGACAGCCGCCGACATCTTGTCGGCAGTGGAGTCGACGTTGCCGACCGCGGTGGCGAAGGTGGTCGAGTAGTTCGACAGCGCCGAGCCGAACACGACGCGATCGGCATTGGCGGTGACCCACGAGTTCTTGTTGCCGGCGGTAGCCGCCGACCACTTGATGCCGTTGACGCGGTTGCCCGGGGTGCCGAAACGCCCCGCCTGCATGGCAGCCGACGGAATGGACAGCAGTGCGTCAACCAGGTCGTCACGCACGATGCGCTTGGACCAGCCGCGGAGCAGGCTGCGGGCGGTCGACCGGACCGAGAACGAGGACTCCTTGTTCTGGGCGCGATTGTTGGCGACGGCATTACGAGCCCAGTCGGCCCAGAGCGGCATGCCGTAGCTGTCGATCTGTTCCTCGTTGCCGCGCAGCGTGCCTGCGCCGACGCCATCGCCCGAAAGCTGGGTGACAAGCGGAACGCGGATTTCCTTGCCGTCGGCCTCGAGGTCCGACATGCGAACGATGACCGAAGTCGAGTCATCGCCCATGTAGGGGTCAAAGCGCGAGCTGCGCAGGAAGTCGAAAGCGACATCCTTGCGGAACTTGACGACTTCGTTGTTGGGATGGTTCGGAGTGAGAGCCATTTCTGATGGTCCTGGTGCTTAGCCGCGGGGCCTTAGCGCCGCCGGCTTGTGGTTGCCGAGAACAGCTCCGCATCGCTCGGCTCGCCTGCCGCTGCCGCGGGTGAGGCTGCCGTTCCGATGCTTCGCAGTGAGGGGATTGCAGGCACTTCCGAACGACGGTTGGGAGCCTCGACGGTGGGCTGAGCCGCGCCGCGCAGCTGAGCGAGGAAACGCTGCTGGACTTCAGGGTCCTTCATCGCTTCTTCGAGAACGCGGTTGCGGTAGGCGGCCGGATCGCTGCCGATCTCGTTCAGCACCTGGCGGTTTTTGTGCCACGCGACCAATTCCCCGTAAGGGTGGTTGGACCGCATGATGCGCATGTAATCCGTCTGCACTGCGGGATCGGCCTGCATTGCCTCGCCGAGAGCCTGATAGGCGGCCTTTACGGTGTCCGAGCCATGCTTCTCTTCCGCGAGCAGGCGGGACACGCCCTGACGCTGCTCGAAAAGCTGCTGCTGGATCGGGGTGACGAGCGATTTGCCCCATTCATCCGGGTTGTCCCAGAATTCTGCGGGCTTGCGCTGTTCCTGCTGCTGCTGCGGCTGACGCTGCTGAGCCTCGAGCCGTGCCAGCCGTTCCTTCAGCTCGTCACGGTCCCGCTCGGCCGCCCGGCGCGCTTCCGCTTCTTCGCGGAGACGGGCGGGAGGAATGGCGGGCTCGGAACGCTGCTCGGGCGCGGTTGTGGCAGGCGGTTCAGTGGCAGGCGGCGTGATCACCGGCTCAGGTGCCGCAATGGTCTCGGTTTCGATGATAGCGGGGTCGGTGCCCGTCACCGTCGCGTTGAACAAAGCAGCGTCGTCGACCGTGAGGCCGTTGGTGTCGTCGTTCATGTCGTGTCTCCCGGACTATCGCGTCCGATGGCGGAACCCTCACTATCGCGGAGAGTGATGCGATGCCGTCGAAGGGGGCGGCGGCTGCCCTGCGCCGTATCGTGGCGCGGACGAATTACTGCTGTGGCGCCTGCGGGGCGTTCGCCCTGGCGGCAGCGGCCCGAAGGTTGATGCGCTGGATCGCCAGTTTCATCTGGTCGCTCTGAAGGTCCATGGCGTGATCCTCGCGGCGGGCCTGCTGGTCCTGCTGGCGTCCGACGGCATCGAGCATGCGGTTCTGCTGGTCAGCCTGATGCTCGGCGCCGATATCCTGCGCCTCCGCCCTGAGCTTGATCGTCTCTGCCTCGGTCTTGCTGTTCTCGAGCTGCTTGCCCCGCATTTCCAGCATGGCGGCCTGCTGCTCGATCGGGTTCGGCTGCGGCGGCGGCTGCTTTATGGCCTCGCGGAACTTCTTCTTCGCCGCTGATGGCATCGAGGAGGTCTCGATCAGCACCTCGACCGCGGCGGCCGCAACGGACGGCGTCAGCATCGGGCCAACCGACTGCAGTGCCTCGCGCACCGACTCGTTGGTGTCCGCCTGCATGGTCACGGTGTCCGGGCCTTCGTCGATCATCACATCGACATCGAGCGAGCCGAGTTGGTTCGTGATCATCGACTGGCCGGTCTGCGGGTCGATCGCCAGCCGGTTGACCGACAGCCAGTTGGCCAGCCCTTCATCATCGGTGACGCGGATCCATCGCTCGGCAGTCCAAAGGTTCTGCACGGCGTTCCAGATCGCGCGGTAAACTCGATGCTTCCAACCCTTGTAGCTGAGGAGGTAGGGCCCGAGTTCGGCAATGCCGGCTTCCTGCTGCAGCTTGATGGCTCGGCCGGACATGTCTTGCACGCCGGTGCCCATCAGCGCGGGGTTGAAGCCGTAGTTCTCGATCTCCTGCTTTGCCTCCTCGAGGAAGCCGAGATTGGCGTTCAGCTCCGAAGCGCGGGCCGCGTCGTCAAACTCGGGCATCTCGGCGCCGATCGGGACGACAACCACGCCATCTGGGCGGGCCATCTCGGCGCGGATTTTCTCCGGCTCCAGCCCTTGGCCATCGCGGACGACGATGCGGCGCGCCTGGCTCTGGTGCAGTCCCTTGGACCGGCGCTGGTTGATTTCATCCTGCGCGGATTTCATGTTGCGGAAAAAGCCGTAGCGGTCGCCATCGTGGTCGACGTTGGCCGAAAACATGATGTACTTGCAGATGGTGTGGCGCTTCTCGTCGACGAGGTAGCTCTCACCCTCCGCCAGCATCGCGGCGCCGGTGTAGATGCACCAGAACCACTTGGTGCCGCGCTTGTACCAGTGGTCGATCACGCGAACGCGGCGATGGTTCTCATCGCCCATTACCCACTTGTTGTCGCTGTCCGGGTTGCTGGTAAGTTCCGACCCCTGATCAACCGAGAACTCGATCTCGTCCTTTTTGTCGGGGAAGGCGTCGAGCAGTTCGTTCATGTCCGCCCACTTCCCGATGCCCATAAAGCTGGCATCCGAGAAATCGGCGCGGGTCGATGTCGGGTCGTAGAAGAAGCCCGAGGGCTCGACGATCTCGAAACCTACTTCGGTATCGCCCAGGTCGCCCGCCTCGAGGGTAAGCTCAATGCCGGCGATACCATCGACCGCACCGTTGAGCCCGGCAATAGGCGACTTCTCGGCCCAGCGCTGCTCATCG